GTTTATGTTTGAACTATTTCCAGCAACGGATGTAACATTTGAACTTATTCCCGCAACCGTTGTTACGTTGGAACTTATACCAGCAACAGTAGTTACATTGGAACTTATGCCAGCTACGGTAGTTACGTTTGCTTGTATTCCACTTACAGTATTAATATGACCTTGGTTTGTAGACGTAGGTGTTAATTGTCGCCAAGTAGTATTCGTTAAATCATACACCTTCATTATATCGTTGGTTGTATCAAAGAAAATCGCACCATCTTGTAAACTGTTTCCGTCGTTGTCCTGTGTCGGATCGCCACCAGATGTTGACTTCGCACCAAGAAATCTGTCATCGAATGTATCTAAGGCTGCTTCTGCCGCCGATTGAGCATTGGATGCTGCCGTGGCGCTTGTAGCCGCCGCACTAGCGGAACTAGCTGCCGCCGTCTGATTGGCTTGAGCTTTTGCCTGGTAATGTAATGCTGAATACAATCCAGAAGTGCCTCCGTTTGTAGAAGTCAGCGTAAAGGTACTGTCCTCTGCTGTGATCGCATACTTCCCGGCATCGGCTCTGTGATTTGATGATAAAACGGCAGAAGCAGCAGAGTTTGTGGCTTGTGTACTAGCTGTACTTGCAGACGTAGTGGCACTTGCCGCATCCACTATCAATGACCATTTGGCACTATCCGAATTCGTAGTAAGAGGTTGTGATCCAGAACTTGTATGGGCTGTAACACATATAAAGATATTATTGGTGCTGGTATCTTTGACCAGATCACGAACAACATAATCGGTACTTGTTGCCCAATTCCCTTTGAGTGTACCGATCTCCTGGGTAACAGACAAATTACCAGAACTATCAAATGAAAATAACTTATTGGCCCTATCCGTTGCCGATAAGGTAAACTCAGATCCAGATATCGTATTACCAACAGAAGCCTTAATAGTTCTATCTATTTCTTCCTGTTGCTGTTGGGCAATGAAGGTAAGTCTATCAAGAGCATTTTCGTGATCCGCACTACTGAATGGATCGTTCTCGATATAATCATTCCCTTGGGTGAGAGTTAAGTTTCTTTTAATAATGACCGTTGAACCATTGGCTGGACGGTGATCGGTTGAACCATCATAGTGAGCATCAGAGTTTGTGCCTGTATTATATTTGAATAAGACATTACCACCAGATTCACTCGCTGCGCCTGTTACTACATAGTTTGTATTTAATGTCTTTGTAACCTCTGTGCCTGAACTATCCCTAACCACCACCTGTAAATCCGCATCGGCAAAAATTTTGAAAGTGTAGGCAAAGCTGTGAGTTGTGGCGTTTACTGTAGTATAACTAACTTTGGTGGTGCTGCTTGATACCGTCATCAGAATTTCCTTTTAAATTTTCTTTCGTCTTGCTTTTGTGTTCTTTCGAGTTTCTTTAGCCTTCTGTCATAGGCTCTGCCCAAAGATGTTCTCTTTAGGAATTTCTTTTCACCGTCATACCGTGCTTCTGAAAATATCTCGTCAAACATTAAACGTATTTCCTCATGCGCTCTCTCCGATCCTGTCTGGAGATAATAGTCACGCAGTTTTTCAAACTTCCTTACCTTTGTCTTATTGCGATACCATTTCTTAAATTCTTTAACGGTTTCCTTACCAAGCATCGCATGATACTCGTTCCTCTCTTCCAGACTTAAAGGAAGTTCCACATTGATATCATCCGGCATCTTGCTTGGGCCATACCGTGCAGACACAAACATTTCATCCAAGATATAGGTAAGCTCTACATCGTTTTCCTTGCCCATTAAGTAGTTCGGGCCTCTATGACTTGAGTAGATAGGACTAATAACGTCTGGCCCATACGCACCAGAAAGATGAATAGGTTGACCCCATACGTTCCTTCTTGGGGGTAGATCTGATGAGAACCCCGGCAACTGAGCCATGATAGACGTTAGAAATGAATTCGTATCTCTTACTAAAGGATCAGCTTCAACGCCAAGTGGTACACCAAAAATGTCGAGCTCTGGTAATCCTATGCCTGTTTTCTTAGCTTGGGCAAATACCCTTGGTACTAAACTTCTTTGGAATGTCTCAGCCGTCATGCCGCCATATCGTTCTGGATCTTGAAGCATATTCACAAGATTATTAAAGCCACTCATAAACGTCTTATCCGTCAACTGATTGCTTATAGTCACACCAATAGCCAAGGCCATTTTATTAACCTGACCTTGAGTCAAATTGCCGTGCATCATTACCTCTGACATATCGGCAGCTAAACCCATAATACTAGAGAAAGGTTCTGCACCCGCATAAGAGTAATACTTATCCCCTACCCTTATAGAATATGGTTGCCATCCTGTTCGTCTTAGTGAACTCCTGTATTCTCCATCAGTTGATCCGTTGCCTGTTATTCTGCCTTGTGCAGCATACATGGCGATCAATCCCGCCGTCATTGACCCCATGCTCAATCGAGCTAATGCCGTGTCCGATGCCGCTTTCTGTTGTGGCGTTGCATCTGGGCGCATCCCTGTACTTATTGTTTCTCTTATATCTGAGGTAAACAAACCCAAAGGCGTTCTTTCCTTAAAGGCATATTTAAAAGCATTGTAAGGTGTTTTAAAGAAAGGAATGAAGAACCTTGCTCCCGGCACTTTCCTTAATCCCTGTATATCCTTTCCCACACCTGTAACTTTGTTTTGAAGTGTGATATATCGTGCATGATCATCGGCTTCTATCAAAGCCTGTGGTGGAGGGTTATTGATAAAGTTTGCTACGAACTCTCCAAAGTTCTCTCCCTGTAATCCTCTGGTCTTGGCTTCTCTATAGCCTTGCTGGTATAAGCTCATTCTCTGGCCTACAACCTTGAACCATGTATCTTCAAACTCTAATGCACCTGTTGGAATACGGCCCATCGTCATTAGAGAACCAATACCGTCTACTGCATTTCCGAATGTACCAATCTCAAAGCCTTCGGCACTAAACGCCCTCTGATGTTTCTTGCCTTGTGTGAATTCTATCTTAGAACCTAATATCGGTGTTTCACCTGTTGACCATGCTGTTGATGCCGCTTTCCACGCATCACCAAACGCCATTAAAGCTCCGAATAATTCGGCATTCGCTTCACCGAACTGCACTCCACCTTCTTGCCCTAATACATTTCTTCTTACTGATCCAACACCAGCCGCAACGAATGTCTCCGGCACATGGGCAAAGGTTGTGAGAAAAGCACCAGCAACATTCTTAACGTGCGTTACAGGAGAACTGAGAAGCATATTGATCCATACTTCGTAAAACGCATCTATGGACTTTCCTACTATGCCTTTCTTTCCCCTGGCTAACTGCGCCTTCTGAGCATCGGTTTGAGCATTTCTGTACAATGTCACCATTGTCTTGATATCTTCCAGACCGCCGTATTGATCGAGTAAACCCGCAATATCATGGTGCATTACGTTTGGTGGCCCATCTTGGCGAACAGGAATCTTAAACTGACCTAATGCTCTGGCTATCTCTGTCTGTGATCCTTTGATCTGTAACTGTAACTGCGATACCAATTCAAACTGCTGACGAAAGGCAAGAGCATCCCTTTCACCGCCTTGCATTGCCAATTCCGATAATTCATCAAGTTTTCTTATTTCACTTACTAGAAGCTCTCTTGCAGCCAACATTGTTTCAGCCATACCCAATCCCTCGAATTGGATTGTCTGCCCACGTTTACGGCCAAGAATATTATTTATAAGAACCTTGGGTGATGCTCCAACCAGATCCGCTAGTTGTTGGGTTTCTGCTTGAGTGATTTTCCCACGGCTGGCTTCGTCTATCTTTCCCCTGTGTGTCTGCGATATAGCTTCAATAGAGTTGAGAATACTCTGCTCATTCGGTAATTTGTCATCCCCTTGTGATCCTGTAACTCTGAAATCTGTTAGCAATCCCTTTTTTGGAACGGCTTGTATCTTTCTATTCTCAAGAAATTCCTGTGCTTTAGCATCTCGTTCTTCTTTGGTTTTTCCAATATCAAGCATTTGCTCAGATTGTGGAACTTCCTTTGCACCGAATACTTTGGTCTTGGCTCTCTTCTCTGTGTCTGTTCCACGAAGAAAAGGGGGAACAAAGATATCCTCGATGTCGATTGGATCTCTCTTGCCACTCTCAAGCTCCTGTAAAACCTTACGGCTTGAGAATAGATCCTTGCCGAAAAAAGTATTCCCTAGGAACTGACCAAAGTTGGAGTCACCAAACTTCGTTGCAAATCTGCCCAGCTTACTACCTATGCCGCCACCAAAGGCAAGTTGCACACCTTCATCACCAGGTTGCGATGTTAAGGGTTCTGTCACGCCACCGCTTAACAAAGACGTACCCGCCTTGTTTTCCGTATCTGTTAATGCCATATGATTTCTGCCAATAAAAAAGGCAGCACAAATGGCTGCCGATTGTATGTAATACTAATCTATTTTCGCTACATTGAAAACAAATTAATATCTTGTTTCTGTATTTTCCCCTTGAGCCATCTGTGATCCGGCAACAGCCAAGCCACCCATAGCAAGGCCACCCATTTCAAATAAGGGCATTCCACGTTTTACACTCTCTCTCATTTCATCCGTAATCGGTATCTTGAGTAACTTTGTGTCTGCGGTAATAGGGGCGTTTGATTCTCTTTCTCTCTTGGCTTCTTCAATAGCACTAGGAGAATTTACAAATTGAATGGCTTCCTCTCTCGTCAATGTTCGGGGTGGCCTTGATATAAACCCAATATCTTCAGGACTAACGAATTCTGGCTTGGCTTTTTTATCGAGTGCCTTGAGGACATTCTTAGCCGCTATTTCCCCATATTTAACATACCGTCTTTCAAATGGGCCACGCATATGCTCTCCCCACCTACCTACCTGATCTTCTGGGCCTGTTAAAATAATATATTCGTGATCTTCATTCACGGCTCTGCGAATAAGGTTTTTGAAAGTGAACTCCATAAATGCCGTGTCATTTTCAATATGTGGAGCTCTTGGAACAGGATCACCTTTCTCTCTCGCCTTAATAAATACTTCATTTCTTTTGGAATCTAATGTCTTTTGCATCTGCGAGATCTCTGAAGGTACAACTTCTTTTAGCATTTTTGCAATAGGCAGAAGATTGGCGTAATTTATATTATTTTGTGCAAATTGTGGAGTAGGTATAACGTCTGTTTCACTAGCATCTCCACCTATTAGACGATAGAGTGATCGATAGGCTAAATTACCAATAGTCTGATTAACTTTCTCAATACTTTCGTCTTTCATTTCCATTTGAGCCTCAACATCGGTAACAGGTAAGGTATTGTCAATGTCCATATTAGCTCTGGCAATATTTTTGGTGAACCCTTGTCTAAACACATCACTCTGACCTCGGAAGGCTTCTTCGGTAAGTATCTTAACAAACTCATTTGCAAATGCTTCAGTATCAATATCGTTTAATAAATTAGTAACATTATTTAACCGTTCTTCTTTCATGTCGATACCACGCAAAAAAGTTAGAATATCCCTTTTATATTCATCGATAGTATTAAATATCTGTGGATTATCCTCAAGTGTCTTTCCCATAGTTCGCAAGACATCTCTTTGAAAAAATTCCATTTTGTCTTCAATATCTAAAAGCTCATTGGCTCTTTCTAAGTTTTCTGGAGTTATCATATTATCACGGCCCTTTTGACCCCAATCGGTCTGACTCTCTTGGGCAAACATAAACTTAGCACCAGAGGGATCTTTCCTATCATCGATCCTTGCATGACCTATCTGATCTACTTGACCGTGATGCGACTGACCTGAATGTTGTAAGCCACGCATAAGTCTTTCCATTGATTGTTGTTCTAAAGGTTGATCAGGAAACTTATTTCCAACGTAGGCTTTCAATTCCTTTTTATTGTTTGAAATCATATTCTTTCTTTTGTCATGCACTTCTAACCATTTATCATCTAGCTCTTTCTGAGAAGAATAACCCCTACTAGCCAAAAATTGATCTTTTTCGCTTTCAATCATGCGGTGGGAGTCGTATCTATCCCGGTCAACTACAAAATATTCTTGATCTATTTTGTCTTCTTCCTCAATCAATTTCTTAAACTTGGCATCAACTTCAGCTAGGTCTGGATCACCTCTAAAGTTTTCGATAGTAAAAACCAGCTCCCGGTAATTCGATCCCCCTGGTAAACTATTCGATTTCCATCTTGGCTTTCCAGCTCTTTCACTTGTTTCTCTTGCATCAATGTCTTCGGCTTCCATTCTTGCTTCAACATCATCAATGTTTATATAGTTATAGTCCATTGCGTGTTCTGTTGCTTGGACATTTACTTCGTCTAATGTAGCAATTTGTCCGTCAAGACGTATACCATTCGGATCAGTTAATTCGTAACCGTCAGTATCATTACCACGCACTTCATACCCTAATGAATGTGTTCCTAACATTCTTTGGGGTTCATCACCTCCAATATACTGTGCTTTTCCTACATCATCGAAGTATTTATTAATTTCATCTGTCATATCAATGTTTCGACCCATATCATTAACATACACATTTTCACCACGATAAATAGCTTCTTTGGCTGCGTTAAAGTTAAATGTGTTCCTAACAACTTCATACCCAAATGAGTGTATTAATTCGTCAACATCAACAGAATTTAATAAATCATCTCGATCTTCTTGGCTTTCCCCTCTAAGTCTATCCAACATAAATTCTCTGTTGTTTTCCCAATTTCTTGGGTTCATATCTACTTCGAGATTTTCATTGGTAAAAAACACACCTTCACTTTCATTTGTAGGCTGAGGAGAAATCTCGTCAAACCTAAGTTCTTTAATATCAACATGATTATCTTTGATTGTTTGGATTAACTCGGCTTTCGTTACCTTGTTGTCATTATTATGCTTATCCAGACCAAGCCAAAATAACTCCTTTGGTTTGACATTAAACTTCTTTGAAAGTTGTTGAATGAACTGTTTACCTGTTCCTTTTTCCTGTGGTATCGCTTCCAAACCTTCTTGAGCCTTGCTGTACATTCCAAGCCTGTCTAACTGACGATTGCCCTTAACCATCTTCCCGGCGGCAACCAATCCTTTATCGGCCATATCCTCAAAGTCTGGCCCAGATCTAAGAGTAACACCTGTGTCTGCTGCTCTGGCTTCGATACGTTTCTGGGCATTCTCCGCCTTATTAACAAGCATATTTCTAAAGGCTTTGACAGCATACGGTGCATAGTTTTTAGTGAGATTAGCACCTCCTACAAGCACCCCTGTTGCAGCCATTCCTGTACCAGATGCAATACCCATTCGCTTGAAATCATACTCCGTCATCTTCTCTGCATTAATCTCAATATTCTGGCGTAGATAATCGTCTGCCGCACCGAATAAAGCACCTTCATAGAGAGTTACAGCATTGGGATGAATAGCCGTATTCAAGGCTTTCGTTAATGCTCCCTTACTTGCAACCTGTCCAAATGTTCTCCCAGCAAGACCAACTCCCAATGTTCCTAAACCCGCATACGTTGTTGGATCACTCATAACACCTTTAAAAAACCTCTTTGTGCCATTCCATGTAAACATCGGCAACTTGCCGTATTGCTGCATGAGATAGTTAAAAGCCATTGCCGTTTCTGGATTATGTTTGTGAAACTTGTTTAGCCTGTAGGTATCATAGCCTAAACCACTAATATTGTAGTTGAGCCATCCGATCTTTTCGATCCCCCATTGTGCGAATTCTTCTGGTGTACTTGGGCCACTCTTTTCCGTTGGGCCGTAGATCATGTCATTGACGGTAAATGTTTGGTAATCCTTTTTGCCTGTTTTATACATGGCATCATAGAACTCTTTACTCGCAGCCGCCCACGCCAATCCCTCTTTAGAGTTCATATCCAGGAGAGTTTCTTCTTTGACCGTACCGTCTTCCATCTTTTTTATCTTGGGAACGATATCTTTGCCCACATCATTTCCCTGATCAAAAGCATAGTCCAGATCCATCATTGCCGGATCAAAGCCTTCGTTTTGCAATCTTTCCGTTGTCATCTGCTTATAATCAGCACGGTTCTTGCCAGCTCCACGCAATTCACCAATACGTTGCAGATAGTCTATTTCTTCGTCGAATTCTCTAATCTCTACCATTAGTTACCCTGTACGTTTGTATTTGGATTAGCATTTTGTGTTTTCAGATACTCGATATAATGTTTCAAAGTTCGTTCTTCTTCAACTTTCATGTTTGGTGAAATATCTGGATTATTTCTTATCTTTTTCTCAAACTCTGCAACGGCTTCATTATCAATTCTATTATTTTGTTCATCCCATAACTTATACGCATCACGCATTAGGTTTGGAGTTAAGGCAAGATGAGGAAAATCTGGGTCATTTAAGATATTAGAATTGTAATTATCAACTAAATATTGACGGATCTTCTGTGGATCGGAGTCTATACTTTTAGCCACCAAGTCTTCAAAAGTGGTTATAGCATCAATACCAGCAGCCCTCAAAGCTGCTCTTTCCTCTAAATCACCGCCACTTAATCCAACAGCTTTCGCTAGTATTTTTCTTTCCTTATCAATTTCTATAGCTCTAGGTGTATTGCCTTTTTTCTGATCAATCTGATCAATTAAGTTTTGAAGTGATGCTGTTGTTAAAGTATCAGCAGTATTAATTATATCCTCCTTAATGATATCCAAGGTTGCATCATCTGGCGCACTATTAATTTGTGTAATGAAGTCCTTAACAACGATGCTGTTACTTTTTGGAACATCACCAGAAATAATCTTTTCTTTTAGTGTTTTGTACTGCGTGTGATCTAGTTGACCAAGTTCATACTTGTGTTCTACTTCTTCCAAGGTTGGAGGGAAATTACTTGCATCTAACTCTTGATTAGCGGGTACATCCCCTCTATCAAGACGGAGATTAAATTCTCTAAAAGTCTCGTCTTGCTTCCCTTTTTTTACTTTGTTATCCAGCTCTATCTTTTGCTTTTCTTTTGTAATTCTATCTTGCCGTAAGGCGTCTCTCAGAGCAATAGCTTTACTCATTAAGCCATCACGTTCCTCGCCAAACAGATCTGGGTACATAGCCGGATTGTCCAGATTGCCTATTATCCTTTCAACATGAGCTGGATTTCCCGATACTCTGGCAGCCGTCATGTCCTGGGCAATCTCCATATTATCGATATCTCCCCTGGCATCGAGTTCCTGTGTGACTTTTTCCGTGGCACTTATTAAGCCGTTATTGAACATCCTTTCATAAATGCTTGGTACTTTTGGAACAGGATTACCAAAATCATCTACCGTGGCTTCACGGCCAAACAGTTTTAATTTTGCCGCTTCTCTTTCTGAGGGTGAACCTGTAGCAATTTTCCTCTTGGTATTATAGATCTCTGTTTCGCTTACTGCCTTGGCATTCTCGATACGTCTGGCTCTGGCCGTCTTCATTACCGAAAGACGTTTCCTTAATATAGTATCTTTTGCCTTTGATACGAAAGCTCTGCGTACAACAGGATCTTCGATCTTCATGGAGATATTACTATAGAGCTTTGCCGTTCCCCTGTTCCAATTATCCATCATAGAAGTAGGGTTTGTATTATTTAATGCTGCCATCGTTAGATTCTGCATTTCAAAATCCAAAGCATTCTCCGCCTGAGACAACTCTGTCTGCCGCTGCATCTTTGTTTCTATCTCCAGAAACTTTAAGCTCGTGCCTTGTAGCTGGGATAAGAACTCACCTTGTGCCGCAAATCCCATAGCCGTATTCGCTGGACTTGCTTGAACACTAAAAGATCCCGCACCTGTTTTTGCGGTTTGGAGTGATTGAGATGTATATGTAGGAACTTTCATCTTTAAGCCATTGCGTAATTACTAATCATGTACATATCAGAACCGCCCTTTAACAAGGTTTGACCAGCTTTAAACATTCCAGCCTTTCTTGCGTTATCCGCATACATTCTCTTGAGATCAGCTTCCATTCGTTGCTGAACCCCTTCTTCTTCAAGCTCTGCCTGTCCAACTCTGGCATTGTAATCCATTGTCTGGATCTCCTCGTCAGCTTCCGATGCGTTTGCCAAAGCTACTAAAAGAGGAGTATCACCATCAGCCATCCAGCCGTTATACCTAAACCCCTGGGAAGTAGAAGCATTGAGTTTTTCAAATTCATCTCTGAACTTTTCAATCTTTACTTTTTCTGTGTGATATAACTGTTCCCCGGCGGCATCGGCAGCTTGGGCGTTTCTATCATTGACTTGAGCATTCCATTCAAATGCCCTTGCCTGTGCATTCCCTTGGGCCACAGCACTAGCGGCGCTGGCAGCCGTTGATGCTACACTCAATGCTATCTTAATTGGGTCCATTTCTCACCATCGCATATCTGTAATAATCACTCTTGTCTGGGCCAAACTTTCGCATTAACCCTTCCTTTTCAAACCCAAGAAACTCAATTAAACGAGTTCCCTTGTCGAAATCTTTCCTTACGGCTGCCTGTATTCGCTGCCATTTGGGATGCGTATCAATAATATTCTTGTATAATTTAAGAATATTACGCCCAATTTTTACATTCATCTTGGTATTCTTATTAATAATAATTACCCATGCTTCTACCAAGTGAGGATAGATTTCTATAAATCCACCCATTCCCAATATCTCATTATTCGCATAAGCCGTGAAACCAATCGATGCTCCGTCTGAATTGGCCGTAAGCTGTAGAAATCTGGTTTGATCCTGTAGAGGAAGAAACGATGCTCCCTGATACAAGGCTTCTCCCAGGTGATCTTCGTGAAATGGTACTATATACATTATTCATCAAACGTGGTCATATGGGGATAAATAGCCAGAACTGTTAATGGCAAGGCTTGATCTTGCTTTACAACCACATATCCGTCTGTTTCATAACCGCCATCGAACTCAACTTCCTTATCTCCTGTGTACATGGAAACTGCTTGATCCATAGGACTAGCCGATGTTCTGAATGGGATTAAATCTGTTTGTGAACTTGAACTACCTACTTTCACACCCAGACTTCTATATAACCTTAGTGTTACGTCATTTACTCTTTTGATCTTGGCTTGTGATGTTCCCTGTACACTCCCGGCATCTAATCTCATTGTTTGTAAAACACTAGGATAAGCAAGACCTATATGTGCTTTTGTTACGGCCCTATCCAAAGTTATCGACCCACTTGCTACCTGTTTGTCCGTATGTGCCGCACCATTACCAATTATCCGAACTGTCTGACCTTCAAGATGATTTAACCCAGAAATAGTTGAAGCGGCAGAGCCAGAATACGTTAGACCACTATCTATAAAGAAAGCATCTTCAACGTCTGTTCCGAAATCAATAGGCTTTAATCTTTCAACAAATCTTTTGGTTGCACCGTTAATCGTTCTTTGAACAATGACATAAACCTCATCCTCAGAAGAAGATGAAGGAATAGTAGCAATACTTTCAACCAAGGCATGAGTCTGGCTGGTGACGGCCAACCGTGTAGAGTCAGAACTTGCCAATGTCAGAAATCCTGTAGCTGACGGTGTGGTTTCTGTAACCGTAACAACATTCGCTGCGGGATTTGCAACAGTTAGATCCGCATGGTTATTCAGCATTGTGTAGATATTATCTGCACTTGTATTGTTGTCTGTGTTATTTCTCCACCCCAATGAACTCGATGCAGCCGAACTACCAGAGGTTTCACTTGTAAATGTTATCTCCGTGCCGTCTGATTTGGTAACTGTTATTGTTGAACCAACCGGGAGATTTGCATAATCCGTGACCGTTATTGTTGCTGCACCCGATACCCCACCGATCTGGTGCGAATGCCACGCAACTACCTCTTCTTCTCGTCTATAGGTCATCCCAATAAGTTTGCCATCTTCGAGAACACACCAAACGATATTGTCCGGCTCTTGCTGTAGAGCCATTTCCGTTATTAGACCTTCAGTAATATGTTCACTCAATATTGTCAGATCTGGTGCGTAATAGCTGTCTGACCCAAAACTATAGACCAATTCCCTTAGTTTTCGTTTTGCCCTTTGTACAAATAACACAACATTTGCCACCGCTACAGGCTGGATATTCGCTGATCCGTAACTTGCTTGGCGTAAGATCTGGGTGTTTGTTGGTGAGATCGGTTCATCTGATGATGCTCGAACAACGAATTCACCACCAGATGTACCTACTAGCAAAGCTCTTGAGGAGGTTAAGTAACGTATAACATTAACCTGGTTAGAACCTATCGTATAAATTAAAGCAGAGGAATCCAGAGTTCCCGCATTATAGTCCTCAAAATCACCACTTACTGAAAAGAATATAGTCTGTGGCTGTGTCGATGTATTTGCCAACACAAGCCGTTGCTCAAAGAAAGTAACACAAGCTGGATAGCCTGTAGTTCCAGAGAACGCGCCCAAAGACCAATCATCTGTTGCACCGAGATTTCCTGTAATCGTTACAGATTGCCCGGCATTCTCATCAACTAAATCATTACTAGGTGCAAAGAGAATAGTGTCCGATGTTACTTGAACAATAACCAATGCCGATTGATTATTGCCGCCATTACTAGCACCGCTAATCGTTACCGTCTGACCAACCTTAAATCCTTCAAGAATAAAATTAGCCGCCGTATCTGTAATCCTATCATTATGCTCCAACCCTGTTGAGCTCGGATCACCCTCTGAGAATTTAATCGTAGTTGCCGTATAGCTCGGCATTAATTCCGTTCTTAGATCTTCGTTTTCCTGTACGGCTGCCGTTACTGATGTTGCACTTGAATAAGCAGTAATCTTGGCAAAACCGTCATAGAACTTAATCAGCCTACCAACATCTGTTGCCACAAACAAACTAGCTGATGCAGTTATAGTTGCTGACCCTGTTTTTGCGTTTGAACTCAACGTGGTTGTTGTTGTATTCGCATCGAGCATTGGCCCTCGACGGAAGTCCACATCCGCTATTGTCCAAGCCGTATGCCCTGTCCTTGATATTTTACGAACAGGATGCGAAGGGTGAACAACATACATAACATCCGCAGATTGCGTAAATTTGATATCCGGCAACTGCGCCGTGGTATAGGTTGTAGTTACCTCAACCGCAGAGCCACTATCCACAATCTGACCGCCATCCCTGTAAATACGAAAATAGTTATTTCCAAATTCTAATATATATGTCTGCTCTACGTTGAATTCAAAAGGTATCAAACGGCATTTTGCTGAACTGCTTTTAACCTCGGCTATATATTGAGTCCCTGGTCTTCTCGTAGCACCGCCATGAGCATGGACTAAAAAGTTTTGTAAGGTCTTGCATCCGTTCCCATACTTCGCAATATCTGTACGGCCATCTAATCTAGGACTTAATTCTCCCGCCGTAAAATTTGTAAGAGCTGGTGATGCCTTGACCATTAAATTCTCGCATTAATAAATTCGTTTGCTTCCAACGTCATTCGATCTGTTGTTGTAGAGTTATCAGCCGTTGCTCCCTCAATAGCATCAAGGAATCTGGCTTCACTCACCATCTTTTCAAATTTCTGCTGCATGGCATTCCCCAGGGCAACTGAGTTGGTTAAGGGGTAGGCAAAATCCGCGGCAAGTGCCATAGATATTGTTTCCATCAACGCACTATCATAAAGATTTACGTCAAGCACTCTGGCAACATAAACAAGATTAATACTGCTTTCATCCGTCAGTATCTTTCGTCCTTCAACATTGTATACAATATTGGAAGCATCAAGGTTCAACGGTCTTAGACAATAGGGATCTGTGGGAAGTGTGAAGGCATATGCAAATTCGAATGTTGGTGCTGTTGAATCTGGAGAAAGAGCTACCCTCGTCAACAGGCAGTTCCAGCTATGGGATCGAAACACCTTGTCTCGAATAAAATCATATCTCTGATTACACAATCGGGCAGCCTTACTGTCCTCGGTAAAAGCAGTAATGTTGGATGCACCAATCATGTTAAGAGCTGAATTGCATAGATCAACTGATGATGGCATTGTAAGTCCTTAAAAAAAGAAGGGCGGTTTCCCGCCCCTCAGTTTGGGAAGAAATTAATCGATGACGTAGTACATCGTCAATTCAACTGTGCCTGTACCAGCCGCCCCCGCAAGAACTACTGTTACTGGCATCCCGGTTGCATCTGCATCCACAACGGTATTTTTACCTAGAGCTGATGTTGCCGCGATATTTACAGTAGTGATACTTGTTGAAGCTGCCGCCGCTTTGAACTCATCAACATCAAGAGCCACAACCGTACCATCGGCATTGTTGTAAGCTGCATGACCAACACTTAAAGTTGTTGATGATCCCATTGCATCATGCACGAGTTCTCCTTTGAGAATTCTTGCACCATTTGGCAAATTGAACATTTCGATCACTTCATCGGCTGCTAGTGATGATGCTTCATAGAGAGCATAGGCAACACGAATTCGCCCACCAATCTCATTTGGCTTAATCATATCAGCCGGATCATTCTGATCCCACTTAGTTTTCTGAACGCTATATACTGTACCCATTGTTCAATCTCCTATGCTGATTCATCACAAAGAACGGAAACGACTTTTTCTTCTTCCATTCTCGTACTACCAAATGTTGCACAGTAGTACACTTGTGTTGAATATGATTTATCAGCTCTGGGGTCTATCCTCGCCATGACATCCTTACCCATAGCCAGCTTGATTCCGTCTTCAGCCCATGCAAAACACGTTCTGATGTTGGAAGCTACCGCCAATCGATTAGACACAATAAATTTGAAACCTAAGAAGGAATCAACTTGGCCGGAGGCCAGAGCTTTTACGGTGTTATAGTCGCTGCTTGTTACTTGGGTTGTACCCAATAGAGCTTCGATCTGGTTAGGACCAACAGCAATGTAACGTGGGATGCTAGGATCGACGTCTTGCAAATCAAGTTGCTTTTTCGCACTTAACAATTTAGCAATGGTCAAATCCGCTGAGCCATGTGCAATAGTATGTGCTGAAAGCATAGATGTGGACGAAGAACCAGACTTTCCAGTTTTCGCTGTGCCTGTGGCAGCCGCAATGATTGCATCATCCATTTTTCGAGCAATCGCATTAGCAGCCGTTCTGCTGTAGACGTTTGTAGGATCAGCCAACATAGCCACCTTATCTGAATCATCGATAAGATCTGCCCATTCGTAGGTGTCCATAGTTACCATTCTCACTTATGTTCGCCTTGTTTCGTTAGGACAAGACCGCCTTTCGGCTGCTATATGTTGCCATATAGGTCAGACTATATCATCATCCCTGTGGGATGTTCTGTGCTTCGGGTCACTTGACCCTACTTCCTTTCGGAATAGTCGTTGCACCTTCCTATTGCTAGGCTTGGCTCAGAGTTATCTCAGTAAGACTTTCTCTGAATTCACAGAATTTTTCGAAATATCTTGCGATATTAAGCCGCTAGAACTTTACGGGAATGGGGGGTTTCTACGAGGGGTGTATCACCGTGTCTCGATGTCCGTTTTACAGCCGCAACTGAAGCCACTTGGTCAAAAAATGCCTTCTCGCCTGTTACACTTTCTTCTGAAACTGCACCTCTTAGACGAGAACCACTTTGTTGAGCCAACATGGTTATATTGTTACTAAACTGCTGAACGAAAGCTGTAGTTACTTGTGTACTCATAATAAGTACCTCCGTTTTTTAGTTTAAAATTAAGGGTTTAGTATCGCTACCTAATGTAGTATTAGACGAAAAAAGTATTGGGTCTGCACCCCCAGGGCCGTAAAAGGTTGTCCTGATTATTAATACACTTATGAGTAATCGGGCAAATGCTTGTCGATTATTCGCTTGGTGTAATAAATTCCTGTAATCGCAAGGCTTCCTGTACTGCCCATTGATGCTCTGGATCTTTGTTATTCCAGAATGGGCCACCTTGCCTTTTGACTTCTGCCAGCTTCTGCCGTGCTACGTCCGGCGTCATGGCATTGGATGTCTTAACGCCAACCAGACTATCCTCACCAATCTTGCCTTTAATAAAATCACCAATACCAACAAATGCTTTTACAAATGCGGGGTGATCTCCTAACTGACGGCCATCAGCTAACTGTAACTGTGTTAAATCTGCCGCTTCGAACTGACCAATCGTGGCATTGCCAATCTTTATCTTGTCTTCGAAAGCTGCACCGTATTCCTTTTGCAGAGTTTCAATGCCTTCGTTTTTAATCTGCTCCATCTTGCCTGTATCAACAGTACCTTGGGTCTGGGCAATCTTCTGGTACTCATTCAGCATTGCCTGTGCCTGTGTATTGTTTAATCCAGCCTTGTGAGATGTGTCTTTAAACCATTTTAAGAGTCCGTCATCGGCGGCTTGTCCTTCGGGCATCTGAACATCTAACTGATATCCATCAGCTTCTGGCGGCTTTCCTAACCGTGTATAGACCTCATTCCATTGCTCTTCTGTGGCATTCGTGCCGGGAAGTGGAATCTTTTCCGCACCAATCATTGTTTGTTGATGAGCATGGGATTTCAATAGTGATCCCAAGTCCTTGTGGTTGTCGAAAACCTTATTCCCTCTGACTTCTTCTGGTATTTCATTTTTCCAATCAAAAGTTGCTTCAGACGGAGCTGCCGTTTCCGACCCCGCTACCTGTTGTACTTCTTCATTCATCGATTACCGTGTCCTCTCTATCTTTATGATCTGCCAACATATTTTGAATAAACAGCACCACAGATCGTTGGCCCTCTCTGTATGCCGCTTCGTTTGAGTCTGGAACAAAAGTTGGTGCGTGCATATGGAATCTCAGTTCAAGATCCTCTAAAATGGTTTTACCGTCTTTAGTTTCCATTGCCATTTTGTAGGCTGCTTTTAAATCCTCTATTGTCATACTTCGTTACCCCAAGCATCCCAACCATTAGTTTTCTCTCTAGCAAACAACTCAATTCGTGGTAGATCACCACACAACTCAACAATCTTATCTCTCACACAATCGGGTTTTCTTGAGTGTTCTCTAACAGGCTCATAGACTACTTGATGTACCTTTTTTGAAACTCTTTTCGGCTTTCCTTTTGTAGCTAATAGGCAAAGTTCATTGTTGGCTCTTGTCCAATAACCCAAACCCATAAACAAACTGTCAGATTTTTTATTTCTTTTGATCCAACTAAAACCGCAAGTCTTATAGTTAAAACCCCATGCTTCTATTGTTTTGATACACTCAATCAATTTTGGATAAGTTACCCATAAGAATAAAATGCAATCATCTTCTGCTATCTCATTAATAGGCAAATCATAAATATCTTTCATTGCCATTGTTTTATATTTAGAGGTTACGTTTCGATTTCCACCTTCACCCCAAGTCTGATAATGCCAAGCTGGATCAGCATAAATGATATTATATTTCTTGTTAGGAAATGGGATCATTTATTAACTGCCGCTACCATTGGTGCTGCTTTGCCAACGGCTTCGGCTTGTTCCGCCATTTGTTGCTGCTCCATCATCTGTTGCTGTTGTGCCGCACGTTCCTCTCTTTTCTCCATTATCTCCTGATCACTTGATACTGCGGTTGCCGGAATACCCAGAACCTTGATCAAATGCTTCGTAACACCGTCAAAATCAATATAATCAAATACTGTTGGCTCGATCTGACCCACAGGGCCAAGAAGCTCAAGCATTTGTGTCATGCTGGTAACATCCACCTGTCTCTGAGCTTTAGCCAATGGAGAGACATATTCAATCTCGATATCCATATTCTGCATAAACTCTGGTGCGGGTGGAAACATATTCTTTCTTTGGAGAAGATTATAAGCTCTGATAATCAATGGCTGGAGCATTTCCGCCTGTAATCTGCCCAAAACAGGGCCAAGGAGTCTCATTTTCTCTTCTGTTCTCTGTACAACTTCTGTGGCCGTCATCTGTGGCCCTTGGCTTAGTATCAACTGATCCACATAGAATGCGGATCGGATAGCCTGTCTTCTCTGCTCTTCCATACTAAGACCCAGAGGATTGTTTGCACCGATGTTTAAGGGCTCTATTCTGTCTCTTGTACCCGATCTGTAGAAGTTTAAGCCGCTTGGAACGGTCTTAATCGGCAGCATAAAGCCGTCATCTGGTACAAGTAAGGGCGGATCTACCTGTTTTTGTGCTGCCCGAATGGTAACTTCGCACATCTTATTCAACATTTTAATATCTGGAAGGCTGGTAAATGAGGGGGACCTACCATACCCAATTTCATAAGAGGACTTTAACCAGCGTGGGCAGCAGTAAGGCAGTTCGTCAAACCCACTTTCGGACAACACAATCTTTTCTTCCGGCTCAAAGTAAACAGATGCAAAGGGTTTGTTCTCACTTGTGGCCTTCGTGATATCATATGTTCCCCTGGGATATACCGCATGAACCAATTCCCGCAGTTCCACAGGGTTTTCATTAATCTGATCCTGTAATTTCTTCGATAATCTATCAATTCCGAACCTGTCACGGATCGCCTTGCCCGGCATTTTAAACTGACGGAAGACAGTATCAACCCGCCCTTTATCATTCTCAGAGAGATAACATTCCCCTATGTGCCGTGTAGAGAAATTAATATCCTTCTCATCATCATTCTCAATAAACATAACCGCCGTGCCGAAGGTAATGAGATCGTGATAGAGCTCATGTACCTGTTCTTGGAAGTTTGATCTGGCAAATGCCTTATACATAACTTCCTCAACGGATTGCAGCCATTCCCTTGCCGTATCATCCCCATTAATCGCTTCATCTCTATATTGGAGAGAAAACCATTGCGTTGACATATTGGTAAGCATTCCGTGAAGACTTGCCGATAGTAATTCCGCGGCATGAATAGCTGTGCCATCGAATATCAGACTTGTTCTTTTGTCTCCAGGTGTGCGTGTTCTGGTTATATCGGCTTTGCGTGGCACTACATAGTCAGCTATTTCTTGCCAATGCTGTTCCCATGATGTTCGCTGGTTCTCCAGCAAAGCGAGTTGTTCCGCAAGAACCTCGGCTAATTCATCAGATTCGGCCATTTATCCACCTAATGTTGTTTTATAGGCACTACCCAATGTGCCTGTGAGCATTGGTTTACGAATGGGTGTTTTCCCCATATCTCCAGCTGGCCCTGTCAGTAATGTCCGAGCCTTGCCTTTTCCTGTTCCCGCATAGCCACCGCCCGCCGATGCACCCACAGCCGATTTCGGATTAACCGATGCCGTTTCCTTTGGTGCTACAGGATCAACTCTTGGTGCTGGTGGTGGAGTTACAGGTGCTGGATCTGGTTGTGTCTGTGGTTGCGGTTGTTGTTTTCCCATTATAGAAACCTCATTTCCTCTCTTAATAATCCATAGACCAGAGCATCTTCAAAACCGAAGTACCGTCTGAGTCTGCCTTCCTGTTTAAATCCAACCCCACTTATCAGTTTGCGGGACCGTAAATTACTTTCATTGCACATTGCCGATACTCTTCGGACTTTCAGATCATTGAAGCAATAATCAAACATCGCCTTCATATACCGTCTTTGAAATATCCTTGGGTTATCGGATGCACAGTACATATGCACATCGTGTCCTGTGTATTCCGAAAAAACGAATGACCCTATAATTCTGTTATCTTCTAAAAATCCATAGGCTTGTGCTTCTGCTTGGCCTGTGATCTTCGTCAGACGTAATCGTTCCATAAGCCAGTCGATAAACCTCTGCGGATCATCATTAACACATCTAATCGCCACTCAATAAGCCTTTGCCCGCATTCGATACCTTAGTCTCACGGCCAAGACCCTGTGGCCCTGTTAGTATCGTCTGCTTTGGGCCAACCTTATTCGGATCGGCCATTTTATTTCTTGTCTGCATCTTCACCGTCTTCTCCGGCTTGATTGCCTTTACAGGCTGTGGAGGAGGAGGGGGAGGAACAGGTGGCATTGCTGGTTGGTTCTTTCCCATTATACATAAGCTCCCAATGGATTATATTTGTCTTCGGCCATTGCCTGGGGCGGTCTTGAGTAATCCCTACTCTCACGGAATCCCACGGCCAGATATCGGTATGCATCCGCAAAGTGCGACGCCCATGAATGGACAGGCGTTGTTCTAAATACTCTATTCTTCTCATTATAGGCCCTGTGATAATGTCTGAGGGCATCAAGCAGTTGCTTACAGTTCGCACGGTCAAACCAGAGCCGTGAGAAAAATAACTTCCCCGCATGAATACCATCTTCCAATGGCAGCTTTGGTACAACTCTGAAGTTCAGCCCCAGATCATACGCAATCTCTCTTCTTGATTTTCCTGTACCTAATTCCCTTACTTCAATGTCATGCGGTGCATTGTGTGTACCGTATAGATATCCCTTCTGATCCAAGACCCTACAGTAGTGCGGCAATCCCTCACCCCTGTTCTCATAGCAATCAATCACATGAACAGCACGGCCAATAGTTTGGGTAAAAATTATACAGGTACTGTCATTAATGCCCAGATCCCACCAAGTATCCACCCTTGCACTCTCGTCATAGGGTACATCGGAGATCTGGCCCTTCGTCATAATAGTCTCTATTTCCTTTCCATAGATAGCTCCAGCCACGTTTGCCGTCCATGAACATTCAAACTCCTGGTTATACTGATCATCGGACATAGCTGCTTTAGCCGACTCCAGCTCCTCTTCATCAAGCAATCCTGTCTCTGATGCCTTATAGATCGCCGTTATCCAATGCTTATCCGCCTGTGCCGCTTCATACATATCGTAGAAAGCATTCATTCCCCTGGGTGTACCCACAATCATGGCCCATCCCTTGCGATCCGATAAAGCTGGTCTTAATACTTCTGGAAACAAACTCTCCGGCATATCACTAAACTCATCGGCACAGACTCCATCTAAATAAATTCCACGGATGGCATGGACGTTTTCTGCTCCGAGAAGCTGTATCCTCGCACCATTGGGAAGATCACACCTCAGTTCTGTCTCGTGAAACCTTACTTTGGGAATTCCACCCGCAAATGTTTTTAAATAATCCCAGGTTATCATCTTTGCCTGTCGGTAGGTGGGCGCTATATAGGCGTACCTCGGATTCTCTTTTGTGTTGAGAATAGCATCCCTCAGTAAATGATTAATCGCCATTACCGTCTTGCCGAAACGTCGATGACATACCACTACTGCCCATCTCTTTGTCTTGAGCCTTGCGTGGAGCTCTTTCTGTAGAGGGCGTGGCGCGTAAGGGATTACTATGTCCATGTTTCTCGTATTCCTGTCTGAACAGACGAAGAGTGAACTCCCGGTGGAGCTTTGCATTCTCTTGCTTCTTTGTATAGCTGTCAGACATACTGTTAGAGTGTGAGACACTCTTGGTTTGTTATTTATGCTATAGCAGAGTGCGACCAGATTTTGGGGTGTAAGGGGGGTCTTCGATCCCTAGAAAACAGTTCTCGTAGGTAAATAACCTACAACCAATGTCAATAAAAACAATGACTTACGTCTTATTCTTACAGAATTTCTTACAAAACAATCAATAAGTTCAGAAAATGAACTGATATGGCTCTCGCACACGAACGGTGTCAATGTACATTGAAGCACACGTTATTCATTCCAACTCAACTTGATAGTTCCACTCACAGTTGGTGACAGATCCTCTGGCTTATTCCTTATCCCTCCAAGAGGTTGCAACTGTCTCTTCCTCTTATCCAAAGCATCTACTTTAAGTCTCTTGTTCTGCACAGTAGCCATTGCAAACTTAGGATCACTAGGCAATGGTTCATTCACAATGTCCATTATCTGGTCTTCTAAGTCCTCTCCTTGGATTGCTCTGGCTTTTGAGTACATTTCCCATGCTTTCTCATCAGATTGCACATGACGATAAATAGTCCTCTTAGACGGCAAGTCCTCTGTATGGTCACATATCTGCGTTAGAGACTCTCCATCCATCAATCTGTTGCAAATCTCTTCCATCTGCTTAACAGTTACTTTAGACATCATTTATAGCCTTTTTTCTTCTTTTTCTTAGTCATTGGCATTTTCGATCACCTTTGGCTTATTTAATGGGAAAATTGGTGAGCCGGGAAACGTCCTTTGCGAGAATGAACCCAGCTCAAAAAAGTATATTAAGGATATTATCTATGAAAAAAACATAATTCGTCGATTATACAAAATATATGTCGCTTTTCGTGTCATTCATACCAATTAATTCCACCAACCCTCAATTTCCCTATCGCTTAACGTCACAACCTATAATAAAGCCTTATAAGAGCATCGAAATACCTCTTCTTAACTGTCCTTGGATCTATCCGTAATTTACGGCCCACTTTAGCCCAGGATGGCCCTCTATCCCTAAATGCAGCAGAATGAGCTGTTGCCCAGATTAATCTCCTGTCTTCGATTTTAACACCATAATCGTTAAGAAGATCCATAGCCTGTTCAAACCTTGTGATTTGTTGGGGAGTGGCCTTGGGTAAGCTGGTTTCTGCATCGTTCCAGCCATAACTCTGCCATGATCTGACATATTCCGGCCACGAAGCCATTTTCTGCTTTTTAATAGCTGGTGGCAGCTTTCTCTCAGTTTCTGCAGCTTCCATGAATAAATCATCGAGAAACACCATGCTTTTAAATTTACTGTCACGTTGCATGGGTACTAGCTAGTACTGTACTACGTTGTACCGAATGCTTATCTAAGTTGATATCAAAGTTATTAGGTGGAAAGCTAGTACTGTTCAAGCTAGTACTGTATATGCTAGTACTGTACAAGCTAGTACTGTTGCCACTTCGTGGATTGTAACGATCATCCGAAATTACTGTCAACACCTAATATTCCCTTTGTCACTCAGTTGCTTCTCATGGATATTCATTGCTTAACTTTTTTCATTTTCCTCATCTCGAAGCATGGCTCTCAGTATGACTTCTGGTATAGCCGGAACAACGGCATTGCCAATCGCTTTGAGTTTCTTTGCCCTCTCTGGTATGTCTGATCCTACCCTCTCTATTCCAAGTTCCCCTTCATCCAATGGCGTGGATAACCCATCAAAAAAACGGAAACCCATTCGGGATTCAACTGCACCTTCTTCTTCTCCTTGTTGTCCGTGAACTGTACTGTTACGTCCAGAGTGTCCTTGCTCACTTTCCCATTCCGTATTCTTCCCCCAGGATAACCCCCTTTCCAATCCCTCGTTGTTGGTGTCGGCCAATACTGAACTACCTGATAAAGACCCTGTCTCCTGTTCGGATTTAACTTTACGTTTTTGCCGTCGTCGTGAGTTGGTGTTGGCCATAGTTTGTTTGGGTTGAATACTGCCGCCGTCAGATTGTTCTGATGATCCTCTCTCCACTTCTTTGTTGCCTTGTTGCTGTCCTGTACTGTTGGTGTTGGCCATAGTTGTACCCTATCTGCTAAATTTAAACTGTGATCGTTCTTTCCGTCTTTCGATATACGTCTGCCCTTCTCGTTCAATTCCATATTGTCATGGTGATTGTCCTGTGTTGTCGGTGTGGGCCAGAACTCTACACTCTCTTCCAAGTTCAAGCCGTAATCACGCCCATTCTTTGAAATACGTCTGCCTTTATCATTAATCTCTATAGCACCCTTCTTCTTGGGTTGTGTGGCTCTGGGTGTGGGCCACAGTTTGTTTCTTTCTTCAGCCACTTTCATTCCTAATGTATACCCTCTTGTCTTACCAACTGACGGAGGTACGGTATTCATAGAGTCTTTCCAATCCCTTGAATTCGGTGTGGGCCACATCCATTCTTTCATCCGTGGTGGCCGTAATGTAGTGCCATTCATCATCTGTTGTGCTTCTTCTTCCGTCATCTTGCCCTCTTCAACCAAACGCCTAAAGATCAATGTCTGACCCTCACTAGCATGACCGAAACCCTTGGTAGTGGGTGTTGGATACATATTCATCGTGGCTGGGTCTACTTGCTCACGCAAATTAGGAGGGCGTGTCCGACCTTTACGATGAACAGTTTGCATTCTCCTTGTGGATTCTTCTGATCTAGGGGGTAGATGATCCAGAGTGTTCGGTGTTGCCCATAGGTTTTCGCTTGGCGATGATCCAGACTCTTTTTCTTTCGTGGGAAAGCGAGATGGCACAAGCTGGAATATTAAATGTTGCGACTTCGTATTCCTTTTCCAAGTCAGAGTTCGTGCGTTCGATTCCCATGGGAAGGTTAATAAATCCAGGCACATTCTCTCCAAGGATGAATTTTGGTGCGAGATCTGAAATGACTCGAAACATTTCCGGCCAGAGGTCACGGTTTTGCTTATCCTTATGTCCTTCTCGCTTTCCGGCAACGGACCACGGTTGACAGGGGAAGCCTCCTGTAATGAGCCACGGTCTTCCGTGTTCTCGAATAAATCTAGCTGTGTCCAGTTGTCGAATGTCATTGATAATCGGTACTCCCGGCCAATGCTTGTTCAGTATCGTATGGCAGTACGGATCGAACTCGCAGAAAGAAACAGTTTTGATCTTTCCTGTGTTTCTGGCGGCTAATGCAAAGCCACCAATACCTGAGAATAAATCTAAATGCGTGTATATCTCATACTCCAAATATCTTTCTTAGCCATTGTCTCCACCAAGGAACAAACAATTCCTCATGCCAAAAGGATTGCTTGAACAGTTCATCATCGTTCTTGTTGTTGGTTTTGAGGTAATCCAACGGTTGCTCCTCAAGAAGCAACTTTTCGTTTGACGAGTTCTTTGGCTCTTTTTTTAAGGTCTTTTTCGTCATTGATTTCCCTTTCATATGTCTGTTCGGCTTGGATCATGGCTCTGGCATAGCCATTATCCGTCAGTTCAATCCCTGGCTTTACACCTACCAGAAATGCCTGTACCTCTTGTAAAGACCTACAGACGGCATATTCATTCCCAAGATCTATTAACAGGCTTCCTATGTTTCTCTGTTGCTCTGTAGGGTAATTCCCTGGTTGTTTGAGCTCGATAAACAATGGCTTTGTCTTTGGTAGCAGTATCATCAGATCTGGAAATCCCTTCACTACACCCATTAACTTCTGTTTGTGGAAATATTGGATCTTATGATTGCCCTCATTTGGGGAATGATGGACGAGACTTTGCTTCGGTAAAACCAGATCCAGATACTTGATCACTTGTTTCTGTAGATCTGTTTCGCTGGCATAAACTCTCAACATCACACTATCCGATATAAGTTTGTGGATAAAGGCGTTGAAAAAGTGAACTTATTTTAAAAAAGTTTAACAATTATTTGACGCCCTCATTTTAAGCATTCTCACGTTGTATAAAGAAGTCATTTGGCTGCACTTCACCTTTGGTTAGTTCTAATATCCTAGACATATATTTGGTAGATCCTCTGTTGCTCGGTACTAGATAATCGGGATGATTCATCTCTAAGCACCATCGACGAGCCATCTGGGCGTGCTTTGTTCCAAGCCTTTGAGCTAACTGGCCGTAGCTCCATCCCTTCATCAATCTATAGGCGTTTAACGTCAATTTTAGTCCTTTTCAGCTATCTCTAAATTCCATGTGGATAATTATAACTTGACGTTATTCGCTACGTCAATATAACCTATTAAAAAAAGCCTATCGAAAAACGTCAAAAGGATATAAAAATGATGCAATCTACTCTAGCTCTAGGATTACGAGAGGATCATATGTCCGGCGAACTATTAAAACGAGCCATTGAACGGCGTGGTTTCAAAAAGAAACACGTTGCCGAAAGAAAGGGAATAACCCCTAGCACGTTAGCCAGACAATTAAGTGGTAAGCATTCCCTTACACTTAGAGATCTTCGAGAATATACTGAAATACTGCAATGCGAATTTGAAGAACTTGTTGTGGATCTGACTCCTGTAAGAATTATTGGGGAGATATATGATATGTCCTCTCTACGTTTGTATGACCAAACAGAGAAAACAAAGCAGTTATATCCACCTCACCAAATGCCTTCCTCAATGGTAGGTGTTATGAATACAAAGTTATCAGACGTTTCTTTGTACTGCTTTGACGAAAAGCATATGCAACTGCAATCCATTGATCCATCATGCTATAAGCAACTGTGTATTTATAAGGTAACAAATAATCAATTTGATAGATTGAGAAAAGATCCAGAGACAAATTGGGATTCCCCTTATGCAATGGGATTTATCTTTCCAGAACCAGAAGGCTTATATACTGTAGGAAGTGCATTTGTAGCTGGTCAAAGTCGAACAAATGTTGATCTAGTATTTGCAGCACCTATTGTTGCCAAGTATTTCAACCCTTTATCTCTTGGGTGGCAAAATGCCACTAACTAAAATTCAAGATGAACTTATAGCGTTATACTCTGAAGCAGAATATATTGCTCTTTCACCTAAGAAAGTTCCCACATCTCACCCCGATCACAAAATATATAATTACTATAATGCCACTTTAAATAGAATGAGATATACAAGACGATGTATGCATTACAGAGTTACAAGTAACGATGGTGGCTGGATTGTTAAGGAAATGGTTTATGACCTTGGGATCTCAGAAGTAGCCGTTAGAGACATGATTAAAGATAGCTTGGATTTTGGAACATTAGAAAAGATCGAGCATACAAATCGATACAGAATGACAGAAAAAAGCAGAGAAATGTATTTAAAATATATGCTTAACAGGATGCAGCGTGAACGTGAAGGTTATGAGAAGATAGCCAAACTTGTTCAGACTATGTATACGTTCAATGATCAACATAAAATTTCTAACTAACTTTATCTTTTTCTAAAGTAACTTTACTACCGTTGGTACTGTATCGGTATAATATTAAGGTGATTAATATTATCATATTTCCCCAAAACGTATATTTTCCACAAGTAACTTTATAAGTAGCTTTTTTACTGTTGCTTTTTCACGTTTATTTTTATTGCTTTAAAACGTCTATTATTTATCCTTATTTCAAAAACAGAAATAGGGAAGAAAACTATGGAAGACAATGTACCAGAGTGGGCATCTAGGCATCACTATTTCCACCACAGTAATAGTAAAGGCAAGACCAAGGCACAGTTATTCTTTGAGAAATGCCACCGTAGACCAGCCATAAAGTTAGCCGAAGATATTATAGACTCACCAGAAGCTACTGACGGACAGAAGAAAGATGCACAGGATGTAATTAACCGTCTGCATTTCGATTACAACGGCTCTGACAATGCCGCCATGCTATCGGGCAGACTAACCCAACAAGCCTGTGATGACATACTTATTAAAGAAGAAGATGTAAATAAAGCTATTGATAAGGTTTTAGTACTCGCTACCAACTACACCCCTCGATCTTGGGATAACGGTGTTGATGCCGCCAAGAAAGACCAATTTATTACTGAATTGCCGGAAGTTATTAAGAATTCCGTGATCGGTCTTCGTGAAGCTATGGCAACCGATAACCAGATTATTGGTGAAATCAAGCTATTCGACAAGTTACCTGGGAACAGATTAAAGTATATGACCTTGCCAGATTATGGCCGTAGAGGGGATTTAAAGACTAAATGGTCTAAAGTAAGCAACACAACCAAGTCAGGCTTTGCTACCCATTCTCTGCCCGCCAATCTCAGTTATAACATATGGGATCAGAGAAATGTATCACAAGTAGCTGGGTTCTGGGCCTTAAATGGCAACAAACCCCCTTTCCTACTCTATGCAAATAAATTGGATTACAGGCTATTCACACCAGAGAACTGTGATGAATTAACCGATGAGTATCTGCAATGCGTGGTTGATCAGACCGTGAGCTCAAACAAAGCTATTGAGTTTTCCTTAAAGAACGCATCCACAAAGAAAGAACTGATCGCTAGTGAATTACTAGATACCAGCGATTGGTTAGACCCCCCAACAATAATCGACGAAGCCAAAAACCTATGGAGAATGTACCATGAAACCAACGAATGAGATCTTTAAAGCTATAGAGAAAGCCAGGGGTGAAGGCTTCGATAAGCTACAGAAGTCCGGCATTAATCCCATGTTTAAAAGTAAGTATTCAACTTTGATGGATGTTTTTAATGCCTGTAAGAAGCCATTAGAAGACAATGGAGTCCATATCTCTTATCACACAGAGTTACTTGTCTTCGATGGGAAGTTAGAAAACATCTTAGTGTGCAGACTTCATCATTTAGAGTCTGGTGAAATGTTGGAAAGCAAGGTGACTTGCTTTGATGATACCAAGAAAGGCAGCCAAGCCATTGGTTCGGGCATAACCTATATGCGTAGGTATCTTCTGCAATCCATGTTGAATTTGGAATGTGACCCTGAGACAGATGATGATGGCACTAACACAACTGTCGAGCCACCCAAACAAAAATCAACGGCTAAAGCTGGTATCAAAGTTGATCCCAAAGACGAAGACGTTGTTAAGAAACTTGAGCAAGTAGCAGACGAGATCAACAAGTCAGTTGAACAGGAGTCT